TAGACCAAGATGTCGTCAAAGTCGCCGGGCAGGTCGGGCACGTCGTTGTCGAGCACGAGCTCCCTTGGCTGGCGGTAGAAGCGGTAGAGGATGGTCTGGGCCGTCGTGGGCGTCTCCACCAGTTCGAGCAAACGGTATTGGACGCCGTAGGTCGAGGCGGGGAGGACGGTGATGGTCGTGCCCCCACAGGTGGCCGTGAGGGTCTGGGTCCAGCCGATGCCGTTCTTGGTGATGTCCTCGATGACTTCGTAGCTGTTGGTCGTGGTCAGCGTCGTCCAAGTGGTGCCGCTCGTCAGGGTCTCGGTGACGGGCACGCCGCTGCTGATGCCCGTGATGGTCACGGACAGGCTGGACGCCTGGGCGCCGCCCATCGTGATGACGACGGGGGCAGCGGTGGTAGGCTGGGCCGTGACCTTGGCAATGCCGGTCAGCATGAAGCGGTCCACCTCGTCGGTGGTGCCGTCATTCCAATCCGCCTGGGATTCCATCAGCCCCTTGGGCGGGATTTCCTCCAGGTAGATGTTGGTGTCCGGATTGTAGAAGTAGAGCGGGTGCTGGAAGCGCGGGTGCAGCGGGTAGACGGTTTTGTTGGCCGTGACGCTGAGGGTCTCGTTGCGCGGCCACAACATGAAGTCGTAGCGGTCGTCGTTGAGCAGGTTCTGGTGGGTGCGGTTCAGCCCATCCTTGACCAGCGTGCGCAGTAGCCCCGTGTCACCCCCGTCAGCCATCCACTGCAAGGTGGCATCTTGCAGCTGCTTGAAGGTGCGCATGGGCTACTCCTTGTAGTAGGTGATGTTGACGGTGGCGTCCGACCCGCCGCTGCGAATCATCTTGAGTGCTTTGACTTTCTGGTAGCCGGCCAACGTGAGCTTGGCGCTGGCCAGGGTCAGCCCATTCGTCGCGGTGGGCGTGCTGCCATCCAGCGTGTAGATGATGCCGTTGCTACCCACTTCGACATCGGCGGCACTGGCCCGGAAGTTGAAGGGGGTGGCCGTGTTGTCCACCTTGGACGCCGTGGGCGTCGCAACCGCCGTGGAGACGGTCAGCTGTTCGGTGGCATAGGGTTTACGGCGGACAAAGAAATCGGCATCAGCCATGGGAGTCTCCTAGGGCAGGGTGAGTTCCTTGCCGGTATAGCCCACCGAGGGAATGCCGGCAATCTGGGCGAAGTCGTCGTTGGCCTTGTCGGTCAGCTGGTTGAGGACGGCTTGCTGCTGGCGTTGGGTGAGCGCCGCGTTGTGGGCTTCGACCTTGGCCCGCAGGGCCTTGGACATGCCCCGCAGCGGGTCGATGCTCTTCAGGTGGTCGATGAGCGTGTCATCGAGCGGGTAGTGGGCGGCGGCAATGCGATACTCCAGGCCGCGCTGGCGGCAGGGCTCGCAGGTCACCAGGGTCGAGGTGCGCAGCGGCACCTTCACGGTGGCCCCGCAGCGGGGGCAGGGCATCCGGTCGCCGGTCCGCACCACCATGATGAGGTGGTAGCCGTCTCGGAGGCGGATGGCCTCGTCGTCGGTGGTGCCGGCAGGAAAGTTGACGAGGGCGCGGGCCACGCGCTGCTCGACATGATACGCGCCTTCGGCGTTGGACCACCGAATGCGCAGACGTCCATCGAATGCGGACTCTAGCCGTTGAGCAAACTCCTCCGGAACCGTCACACGTCCTCCTTACAAGAAGGGGAGGGCACCGGGCCCTCCCCGTCAGGGTTTACGCCGGCGTGCCGACTTTAGCCACAAGGTGCCAGCCGTCTACGCCGTCAGAGATAAGGCGGAACCCATCTCCCACAGCATCTGTGGTGTTATCCAGCGTGACCGCTTGGCCGTCCGTCTTTGACAGAATAAACACCTTGTCGGCGCTATTCGGCGCCACGCCATGCGAGCCGCTGCTTGGCACCAGCTCAATGGCGAAGTCGAAGAACACGCCTGCGGCGGTCTTCTTGACCGGGGGCAGGGTGAAGTTGAAGCCGGTGGCCGAGTTCCACTTGAAAAGGGTGCCCGATTCCGAGTTCTTGATGGTGTAGGCTGCCGTCTTCTTGACCACCGGCGTGAAGCCAGCGGTTACGGCAGGGCGCTTGATAGCCTTGGCATTGCCCATACGAGGTCTCCTTTCAGCAGGGAAGGGTGGGGAGTGGGGCGGGATTGCCCCACCCCCCGGAGCCTAGGGAACTAGACCCACACCTCGTTGATGCCGAGCAGGACGCCGTTCTGGTTGCGGGCCTTGCAGCCCAGCTCCTGATAGACGAACGCGGTGGCACCGTAGGCGTCCTTGTCCCCACCGCTGATGCGGTAGAACATGGAGCCGTCCTTGTCCATGAAGTCCAGCGGCGCCATCTGCATGAGCGACATGCTGGAGGGCGTGATGGCGAACAGCGCGTTGCGCCGGGCCTGCACGTCCGCCACGATGGGCTTGCCGTTGTAGGTGACCGCTTCCCAGCCGCCGTCGAGCTTCATCACGTTGTAGAAGACGCGCTCGTCCTGGCACAGCTTGACGTAGGTGTCGCGCATGGCCGGGTGGCAGTAGAACAGCTTGATGTCCGACTCGTCCACCGCCGACTCGCTCACGATGCGCGAGAGCAGCTGCTGGATGAGCGGGAAGGTCAGGTCCTGCTTGGCCGAATCCGAGCCGAGCACGAACGCCTTCCAGTCGGGGTTCGAGGCCACCGGCAGGCCGTGCAGGCCGCCCGCGCCCAGGATGGCCGGGTTGCCATCCGAAATGACGGCACGGATGCCGACCATTTCCTTGCCGATGGTGCCGGGGTAGACGAGGTAGTCGCCCGCCGCCGAGCCCGACACGGTGCCGGTCCAGGTGATGGCGGTCGAGGTGGAGCCCACCGTGCCACGGGTCACGACGATGTCGGTGCCCAGGGCGGTGCTGTTGTCGGTGGCGTCAATCAGGTCCAGCGTGGTGGCACCTGCCGGCAGGTAGGTCGTGCCGTTGCCGAGGCCGTCGTCCACGTTGGTGCCCGAGGTGTCATCCGCGCCGGTCCAGTAGGCCAGAGCACCCGTGCCGTCGCCGTTCAGCTGACGGTTGAGCTGGCGCTTGGTGTCCACCATGACATACTTCATTTCGCTTTCCAGCGCCTTGAGGAACGCGCCCTTGTTCGAGCGGGTGGCCGCGATGGCCTTGCCGCTGACTTCGATGCGCGAGTAGAGCTGCTTGACCGGCACAATGGCCCGCTTGTAGCTCTGCTGTCCGGCGGTGGGCAGCGTGCCCCCTTCGGCGCGGGCAATGGCTGCCGCGCTGTTGCGTCCCGTGTGGAGGGCGATGACGAAGTTGCCGCCCTCGACGGGCGTCACTTCCTTCTCCATCTGGGAGAGCAGGGGGGTGGCGTTGTTGAGCAGTTCCTGAAGCGCCGGGAGGTAGACTTCCTTGAGGATATTGCCGGCGGCAGTGTAATCAAAAGCCATGGGAGGCTCCTTTCTGAGACGGGTGAGGGACTAGCCCATCAGGGCCGCCGCACGTTGGTGCAGTGCGTTCCAGTCCACCTTGCCATCGCGCTTGAAGACGGATGAGCGCTGCGTCATGGTGGGGCTGGGCGGGGACCCGGCGGGCGGTTCAAGTTTGGCGCGGGCCTGTGCGACCTGCGACCGCTTCTGACTGTCGAGCACTTCTTGCCGGAGCTTCGTGCTCCACTCCTTGGCGACTTGCTCCGTATATTTCACGGCGTCCTCGATGGTCGGGGGGTCCATGGCCGCCACTTGGTAGCGGATGGATTCCTCGGCATAGGGGAGCACCTTGGTCAGGACCTCATACTCGGGCTTGGCGAGCACCGACTTGAGTCCCTGGCTATACGTTTGGGTATCCCGTTGCAGGGCCGCCTGTTCCTGGACCTGATAGCTGGCGTGGCTGATGGCTTCGACGAGCTGTTGCTCGCGGGCCTGCTGCTGCTGCATCAGGGAGGACAGGGCGGATTGCAGGGACACCTGCACATCGCCCACGGTGGCCAGCTCTCCCGGGTCGTAGGAGGGGGCAGGGGCCTGCTGGTATTGCGGCGCTTGGGCGGGCTGAACGTATTGGGCCAGCTGCTGTTGGGCCAGCTGCACGGCCTGGGCCTGCTGCTGGATTTGGGCATACTGGTTGACCAGATACTCTTCGGCCTGCCGGCGCTGCTCGGCCAGCTGCTGCATCCGCTGGGTGTAGTGCGCTTCCCGCGAGATGCCCTGCTTGAATTCCTGGACTGGAAGGAGCTGCTCCTGCCCATCTACTTTGACTTTCACCATCCCGTCGTCTGGCAGTTCGAGGACCTTGGCCTCGGCTGGGGTCAGACTGTCGTATTGGGCCGGTGCTTCCGAGGAAGTGGCGTCAATACTGGGGGATGCTTCGGGTTCGGGCGTGGTCTCGAAGTCCATCGCCATGGCTTTGTCGAAGGTTCCGGAGAGTGCCTTCTCCACCGTCATGGGTTGGAGTGTGTCAGGTGCGTCGATAATCTGTTCGGACATCAGGGGCTCAGGGCGAGTGCCGAAAAGGCGTCCTCGGTGCTCCTACTGGCTGAGCAGGCCGTGGTAGGAGGTCCTATCAGAGGAGGGACGCTCCCGAGCGGATAGGGCACCCGGGAGCGTGGGTCCCCGCACGGATGGCGGGAACGGCAGGACTGCATTATACTACAGGGTCTAGCTGTTGTCAACGGCCAGGGTGGGACCCTCGACCTCATCGCCTTCCTTGGCCACGTAGGGCGTGCACGTTTCGTTCTCGTCGTGCATCTCATACGTGCCCGTCGGGTCCAGGCCAGCGGCGGCCAGGGCCTGCCCAATCTTCAGGGCGGCGGCCTGAATGGCGGTCTGGGCCTGCTGCTCCAGCAGGCGGCGTTCCAACACGGCGGTCTTAATCTTCCAATACTGCTCTGACGTCATACACGAACCTCCACGAAAAGTCTAGCAGATTTCAGGGCGTTAGGCAAGGGGCATCCCCTGCGGCATCAGCATGGCCTGGAGCTCAGGCGGCAGCTGCGGGGGCCCTTCCGGCGGGGGTGGCCCTGGCGGCATCGGCGGTCCCGGCGGTGGGCCCGGTGGACCGGGTGGGGGGCCCGGTGGCCCCGGGGGCGGCCCCGGGGGTGGGGGTGGCGGCTGAGGCGGTGGCGGGGGAGGCGGGGGCGGCTGCTGGAGGTCCAGCAGGGCCTGGAGCTGGTCACGCAGCCCGAATTCGCCGGCCATCTTGAGGGCGTCGTCCGGGTTCATGTAGCTGAGGTGGATGATGGCGTGCCAGGCGTAGGCCGTGCGCAGGTCCTCGGGCCAGTCCATGGCCTCTGGCGACTTGAACAGGTCGGTATGGGCCTCCCAGTGCACGCGGTGGTCCTCCCACGGCTGGGGCTTCTGGAGGGGTTGTTGGCGGGTCATCTGGATGTTCTCCAGCTGGGCTTGTTCTTGGTCGCGCTGCTCGCGGTCAATCTCGAAGTCGGGGTAGCCCATCCGAATCATGTCGAGCAGCCGGCGGCGGACGTTGGGGTCATTGCGGTCCCCGAAGAGGCCATCGGCGGCCATGCCCCGAATCATGTCCACGCGGGCGCTGCGCAGCATGGGCATCATCTGGTCGGGCTCGATTTTGATATCGGCCTGGTCATCGATGTTGGACTGGCTGAACTCGTAGACCTCGGGCAGGTTGTTCCGGCCCGCGATGGAGATGAGCCGGGGCACCGTGTAGTAGAGCTTCATCAGGTGCCGGATTTTCAGGTAGGCTTCTTCGAGGCCCAGGGCGTTGCGCTGGATGGCTGGCCCGTGGACTTGGTCGGCAGCTTCCTGGAGCAGGTTGGTCTGGAAGCCCGAGGACGCGCCCCCGGCTCCGCCCAGGCTGGACGGGTAGATGAGGGTAATGTCGTCCATCTCCTTGCGGATGGTGTTCAGGACGTTCCAGGCGTCCCCGATGACGGACGAGGGCTGGAGGAACTGGGGCATGGGGATGCCGGGCACGAAGTTGACGTTCAGGCGCTCACCCGCCTCGGACGTGTAGGCATCCTCGGCCAGGTTGAGTTGTTTGGCCACGACCAGCTTGGGGAAGAAGTGCATGGCCAGGTTCTCACCCATCTTGGAGCGGTATTCGTTGTATTCGGACTGGAGCCCGACGATGCGCTCGATGAAGGCATCGGGCCAGAACTGGCCGGGGGCCGCGTCGTCACAGTATTCCACGCAGGGGTAGGGGTTGCGGTGGACATGCTGGAAGTCGCCGGGCAGGGACTCCTCGTAGGCCAGCAGCTTGTGGCCGGCGCAGATGACGTAGCGCCCGGTGGGCAGGGCCGCGCAGGGCTTGGTGAAGCAC